TTCTGCTTTTTTCTCAATTAGTGTTTTTATTTCCATTTTTTAAAGGTTTAGTTCTGTTTTTGCTTCTTCTACGGTCATCAACCCCGCATTAATTAGTTTCAATATATTATCTACTTTAACGGTATAGTCAGGTTTCAACGCATCAATATCGTTTTTATCTATAGTAAGCTTGTATTTTTGTCCTGATATGTAGTTGTAACGCTTGATCAGTTGCTTGTTCTTCTGCGCCAAAATTTGCTCCATGATAGGAATACAAGTTTGGTTGTAGAAGTCTTTCATTGCTTCTTGCATATTGTTATAAGTACTTGCCCCAACATCCCCAAAGATAACCGATTGAACCCCAAACAATGAACAAACCGCTCTAAGGTGTTCAGCTCTCATACCTAGTAACTCCATATCCGTTGCGCTCATACCTAACTGCTTGTAGTCAACTGCGCCTTGAACCGTTATAATTTTGTTAGTGTTCTTAGCTCCACCAATGCGCTTATCAAAGTCATATTGTAATTGTTGCCTATCTTCGGCAGTAATCGGATATTCATTCTTACTTGAAATAATACCACTTGCACCCCTATTTTCGTATAAGCTACTTTCTGCCAAATTTCGGTTATTAGTTGCTTTCAATAAGTCAAACCCCGATTGTAAAGGACTTAACCCCTCGTTGTTTCTAATTCCCTCAATACTTGGGTTAAAATATTGGCAGTGCATTATTTCCGTTGGGCTTATCTTCCTAATGCTTATACCGTCATTAAACTCGTAACGGTCAATATCGGACAATATCGACATTGTTTCACGCCACGCCCTCACGTTTTGAGGGGGCAAAATATAATTTTTCGATGGCAAACTAGCACCGATATATTCGTAAGGTGCGTAATGGTAGCTGTCCCCTGTTAGTATTAGGTAAAGCACCTCTTTAAACAACGCTTGTTCCAAGCTATCGTTATCGTGCCAATTCTCGAATATAAACCGCTTTAACTCATCGGTGTCGTCTTCAATATATTGTCCGTTGTTCTCGAGTATTATGGGTAAACTTGCGGTTACCTGAGCTATACGCTTGGCAACAGCGTAAACCATGTCGTTGGTTATGTACCCCTCTTCGATTAAATAGCTTTCGCTTATATTAGTGTTAGCCCTCCCTGAACTGAACAAGGGAATAAAAACATTTTCGGTCGCTGGTTTAGTCGTTTCGAAAACGTTATAAGGCTCTGTATTATAGTTTTTAATTATCATATTTGCAAAGTTATAAAAAAAATTAATAAGTATAATCGTACCAACGCAAATAATATCCTAAAGGATCAATAGCATGGTCGTTACCGTCCTCAGGTACTTCCCCCGCTTTGTCTTTCCATTTGTATTTATAAAGCTCGTCTTGGATATTGTAAGATTGCTCTGTGATAAGCAGTTGGTAACTAGATAATAGTTGAATACTATTTAGTTTTTTCTTGGGCAAACAAGGTCGAGCATTAAAGCCATTTCGAGTTAGCAACACGATTAAATCAGGTCGGGCACTATCGCAGATAATAACCTTTGAGCGGTCTTTTATCTTCTTTGTAATAGCTTCCACCATATTATCTAAATTCGGCATTGGTGCGTATATTTCTTGGTGCGCCCATAATCGTTTGCCCTTTTTGTCAACAGCTACTTTTGTAAGTGTAAATGGATCCTTTGCACCCCAGTCGATACAATAGCCGTAAACGTCTGTTTCTGGAAATGGAGCAACTTCCCAATTGTTAATGATTGTACCACTAACACGCCCCAACAAGCCTAAGCCGTAAACACGCCACCAATTATAGTAGTACCCTTGAATACCCCTTTGGCGTTCCTCATCGTGCTTTCGCTTTGCCATTTCAAAATCATCAATTTGGGCAGGTGTTAAATTCTCGGCATTATCTAAAAAGGTGGAGTGGATCAATGTTGTGCGCTCGTCCTCTAGTATTCCGCACGTGTCAATCCAGAATTTTGAACTAGGGTTATAGTCTAAAAATATCGTGCCTCTAGTACGTTGGAATAGTTGGTGGCAAATCTCATACTTCATTAAATTACACTCGTTAATAAATAGTATATCCCTTTTAGCTCCGTGTGACTTACCCACGTTATCAAAGCCGATAAACTTTATTACTGATACCCCAATTTTGTAGGTGTGAGGGTTTTGCGTTCGGATTGCGTCAATGTTAATCTGTTGACCGTTTAGGATATGTTCAAAATCAACGATAGCACCGTCCTTTAAATGAGGGGTGCTATGGCTTACAACGTGTATGATTAATGGTTTCTTGCTATCTCTTGCAATGATATAAAGCAGTTGGAGTGCCGAGTATGTTTTACCGCTTCGGCTACCCCCCTTATTTACTATAAATCTGCTATTTTTTAAATAGGCTCTTAGGGTATTATGAAACGTCTTCGTTAGTTTCATCTTCAAATCTTTTTCTTAATTCCTCTAAAGCGTCTGCGGTTTCTTTGTTCGCCACTATAATCGGCGTTTGGTTTATTTCGTTGCCTTTTGTGGTGTGGTCTAATTGTTGGCGGTCAGTCCACCCATGATTAGATTTTAAATTGATAATTCCCGCAGCAGTATTTATGGACTCAGTTTTTATGTTACGAAAACAATTTACCTCACAATTAGCCAAAAGTCTTTGTTTATAAGGTTTTAACTCGGGAAATTTATTAATTAAATAATCAAAAGTACCCTTATCAATATCTAAATCATAAGCTATTTCCCCTATAAAATCATAGTCCTTACCTTTAGAAAGTGTTAAGGCTTTATCGAATAGGTTTGTAGCTTCTTCAATAGTCCATTTCTCAGCATTTAGATTATTTTTTGGCGCTCCTACTTTGCTCATAACTTACCCTTTAAATTTTCAATCTGTTTATTAATTTCCTCAATAAGTATCTTATCAACCGTTGGTTTTAACTTATCGTGTTTTTCAAGTACAAAATCCATGTAACCAACCCTTACATTAAGCTGTTCAGTTGGTAAGGCTAAAATCAAAGCTTCGTAAAACTTGATCTGCTTAAGTGCTTCAAGTTGTTGTTCGATTTCCTTTAATTCTCGTTTTACCTTTATTTTCTTAAAAAAGTTCATAGGCTACAAAGTTAATGAAAAAAATTAATAAAAAAAAGGCGGAGTAATTACCCCACCTATAAAGTTAGTTATTACTTATCACACTCCCTATTTTCTGCATGGTTGTTAAATTTAACCCCCCTTTACCGCTCAGGAATAAATGTAACTGCGCTGGGTGTATCTTGCACTTTACACCCATTGCGTTTATTGTCAAATTGTTTTTTTCCATGTATTCCTTTATAAGCTCCTTGCAGTCCTCAACAAGGTTACTTAATTGTTTTGCTTGTATTTTCATTATTTATTCCAACTATTTTTACATATTAAATAACACTCATATAGTTCTTCATCTGTTAGATTGTCTAAGCTATTCCAACGGCTATTCCCATAATCGCAGAAATACCAACCCGCTTTTTTAACTAAAGGATTATCCATTGCCCCCCAATTAGGCACTACCCCTTTAAGTAGTGCCAATAAATCTGCTCTATCAAGTTTTGTTTCCATAATTAAAATGGCACGTCGCCGTCATCTTCTTGGTTAATACTTGCTTTAGCCTCCCCAAAGTTAATCTTCCACGCTTCAATCGTGTTGAAATACTTATCATTTCCGTCTTTATCCGTCCATTTACGCCCCCTTAGGTTAATACTTGCAGTAACTTCTTGCCCTATAATAATTTTATCCAATAAGCCACATCGCTCGTTTGTCGCTTGGATTAAGATTTGTTGCGGGTACTGCTCAGCTGTTTCCAATACAAATTCACGTTTTGCAAATTTGTCGCTAATTGTCTGTTTCTCGCCTATAAAGGCTACTTTCCCCTTGATTTCCATTTTTACTTGTTTTTAAGTTGATTAATTAATGATTGATAATACTCGTTTGCTATTTTGTACTGCTCATACATTTGTGCTTCTATTTCCAGATCTCGCTCGATTGTTACGCTCGTTACCCTTAACGCTGGGTTTATGTGGTCGACCTTATGCAGTGCAACGTCATCGAACTTGCTTAGTAGCTCCTCAGGTGTTGAAGTCAAGCAGTAAGTAACCTCAGCTTTAGGGCGGTCAAATAACATCATGTAACCTCGCATTTGCCAGTCGTAGCCACTTTGTTTTACACTTTTTTCAGCTTCTTCCTGAAACGCTGGGAACGTATCGAACGACCAACTGCACTTAATATCGATAATCTTATCGGGTGCCAATATATCGCACTCCCCTGTTAGCCATTCGTTTGTTTTACGTACATCGTTTTTAAAGTAGTCGGTAAAATATACGTTATTAAGCATTTTTATTGCCTTATTTTCGTTCATTATACCTTTGTCCATGTATTTAGTCGAAATGTTAACAAAAATGCCGTAGAAGTCTTCTTTTGCCTTTTGCATTAAATAACTCTTGGTTGTTTCGCCCAATGGCTCGGACTTACTGCGCCCCTTTGTCATCAACTTTGATAACTCGGAGCATCTTACTGTTAAATTTTCCATTATAATTGTTTTATTGTGTTTTCTGCTTTTTCTATAATTTTTTTTGCTCTATCAATATCCGCACTTGCTAATTTTATTAAATAATTTTTAGCTTCTTCATAAGTTAAGAAAAAACAACTTTCGTTATCATTTTTATTTTCGATGTTATTTATTTTTTTAGTAATATAAAATCTATTAGTTACCTTTTTATAAATAAACGTACCGTCAGGATTTATTTTATCAGTTTTTATTTTTTGTATCCCTCTGTTATATTGTTGGCAAACTCTATATATTTCCATACTACAAACGTTTTAATTGTTCTTTACTTAAGTCAAAACTAGCTTTTAATTTCTCAACGGTATACGTACCTTTTTTAATATTTTCTAAAGCCTTTACAAATCTTGCTTCTTCTAGTTTGGGTAACTTTTTAGGCTCTGCTAGACCATTATTAGTTGCGTCGCTATCCTTTGTATCATCAATTAAAAATAAACCGTTTAAAGCGTACTTTCTTGCATAACTTGAAGATGCTCCTGTAACTTGTGAACCGTCCATTCCTTTTTTGTTTTCCTCTTCTCGAGCAAAGGACGTAACCGATACGATTTCTTTTGTTTCATTACAAACTAATACAGCAGTTACTTTAATGTAGTACCTTTCTCCGATAACTTGCAAATCGTCGCTTAAGGTTAGCGAAACATTGTACTTTTTTAGTAAAGGTTTGACCGCTTCTTGGATGTCCTCACAACTGCGGTACTTGTAATTACCAAATGAGTTATATTGCCCCTTAGGAGCTTTTAACTCGGCTTGAATTTTTGTTAATTTTTCCATAGTTTTAATTGTTTTAATTGTTTACACAAATATAGTTAAATTTAATTTATATATATGTTAATGAAAGTTAAAAAGTCGTTTAAACTTCTAACTAATTGATATTCAAAGCCTAATTTTTTAACTATTTGTTCAAATTCCTTTTGCTTGTCGCTTTGTCTTCCGATTTCAGTCTTTACCTCAACGAATAAACATCGGTTAGGTAATAGCACGATCAGATCGGAAACTCCAGCAACAACACCTGTTGATTTTAATTTCATTGCTTCGTGCTTGGAACGTAGTCCACCGTTTGGAACTGCGAAAATGCAACATCTAGGGTTACTAAATTTTGTACAATACTCGTTGTGAAACCATTTAAAGATTTCAGCTTGGATTTGGTCTTCTGTTTTTTCCATTTTTATATTTGATTTGAATAATACTTTTTCATTGCCTCGATACTATTATCAATAAAAGTATCAAAACGCCTATTTCGATTGCCCTCTAACTCACTTTTTTGAATAGCAAAATAGTAAGGTGTTAACACTTCTTTTAATCGCTTGTAAAGTTTACCATTTAACAACACTACTTCAAATTTATGATAATCAAAGTCTTTTATCATTTCTACCAAATATCCGTAAACAATTTTAGTTGCTTGTAAAGTAGTTAAATTATTTTTTTGGCAATAGTCAACAACTGCATTAGCTGGAGGTAACACGAATTTTCCCTCACGTTTTGGAATACCTACTACGCTATTTCCATTTGTAAACCTTTTTTCAGCTCCACATTTAAAGCAAGTTAAACTATTAGCCGAATTTATAGCTTCACAAACGTGACAAATCCTTGTTTTAGCTGGTTGAGGTTTACCAACTTTTTTTCGTTCACTATCTGTAAAATAAAAATCCCAATTTCGAGGGGCGCTCCATTTTCCAAAATCTTCAATGTTAGCCCCTAAATCTATAACTTTAAAAGTTGGCTTAAATATTTTATCGGTAATACGTCCACCTCTACCAACCATTTGTAAAAATAGGTTTATTGACTTAGTTTTTTTATTCAAAAATACAACCTCAACATCTGTACAATCAAAGCCAGTTGTAAAAATATGCACGTTTAAAAGTAC